AGGGACTAGGCTGATCTGCGAGAGTGCGCAGGCCGATTAAACCGCGCGCGCCATCAGCCCCCGACAGCTGTCAAGGTCGGATCACCCCCCACAATTTGCGATTGTCCGAAGGCCAGAGCCAAATCGGAGATCGTGATGCAGTTGAAGGCCCACAAGCTGGTTGGGGCAGAGTATCAGGCCGCACGCCTGATCGGCCCGGTGATCACCCCAGAGATCGTGATCCTGCACGACACCGCCGGTCGCCTGACCAAGTACAACAGCCGCGATTATCTGGCTGCGTCGACCATGGCATCCGTGCATTTTGTGGTCGAGCGCGACGGCACTATCAGCCAGTTGGTCCCCACCAACCGCCGTGCCGCGCACGCGGGCCAGTCGGCCTACAACGGGCGTCGCGACTGCAACGGCTTTTCCATCGGGATCGAGATCGTCAACCCGGGGCGGATGGCCCCGGTGGGGAACGGCATCGCCCGCGCGTGGTTCGGCCAGACCTTCGATCCCGACCACTTCGCCCTGGTCGAAATGACCACGCCCGAACACGGGTTCGGGGTGTGGATGGGGTATACGGAGGAGCAGATCGAGGCCGTGGAGGCCCTGTTGAAGGCCCTGTTCAAGGGTATCCCGACGCTCCGGGACATCACGACGCACTGGTATGTCAGCCCGGGTCGCAAGGTCGATACGAACCCACTGTTCCCGCTGGAAGAGCTACGGGCGCGGGTGCTGGGCCGCGACGATCCGGCAGACGCCGAGGCGGAGGCCTCCTCCAGCCCGGCGCACCCGCAAACGATGGTGCGCATCGCGACCGGTTCGGGCGCCGCGCTGAACCTGCGCCGCTGGCCGTCGTTCAATCCCAACATCATCGGCCAGATCCCGACCGACACCCTCGTGCCAGTCCTGCGCAGTGGCAGCTTCGAAGGGCAGCCCTGGCTCAATGTCCGCTTTGACGGACGCGAGGGCTGGATCGTCGCCCGATACACCGCAACCGTCTGAGGAGAGCAGAGATGGCATTCCTGTCCAACAACACCGACCTGCCGGAACTGCCCTTCTGGCAGGCGCGCAGCTTCTGGGCGCAGCTGTTGCTGGCCGCGTCCGTTTTTCTGAATGCGCAGGGCGTCGATCTGATGACCCTGCTGGCCGAAATGGGCATCGGGGCAACCCCCGATGAGGTGATCGCCACCGGCGAACGCCTGGTCAGTGTCTGGCAGCAACTGGCCCCTATCCTGTTCGGCTTCTGGGCGTGGATCGAGCGCCGCGCCCCGAAGTTTCGCCTCGTGTTCTGGCGGCGGCCCGAGACACAGCTTCACTTCCTCGGCCCGCTGGCAGTCGCCGCGTTGGTCTTCATGGGCGGGGTCCAGGAGGCGCGTGCCGCTGCCCAGTGCCTGCCCGGACCCGCCGTGCGAGAGCAGCTTGCCGACCGGTGGGCCGAGGCCGCTATCGGCCATGGCATCGCCGGTCCGGTCCGGTTCGAGATATTCGTGAACCCCGAGACGCGCAGCTGGACCATCGTTGCCTTCCGCGCCGATGGGGTGGCCTGTGTGCTGGCGGCGGGCACGGACTGGGGTCAGCCGGGGGAACGCCTGTGACGCCTGCAAACCTGCCCCTGTGGATGGGCCTTATCCTGACGGGCCTGTCGATCCTGAACATCCTCTACACCTGGTGGCGGACCCGCGACCAGAACAGCGCCGAGCGCGAGCGCAAGCTGGCCGAGCGGTTTGCGGCGGGGTCCGACCGGATGGACCGGCACGAGACCCGGCTGAACAGCATCGAACAGACGCTGCGCAGCATGCCCGCCAAGGACGATCTGCACGAGCTGCAGCTGGCGATGGAGCGCCTGCGCGGCGACATGGGCCGGATGGGGGCCGCGATGGAAGGCCACGCCCAGATCATGGCCCGCGTCGAGGGCATCGTCGGGCGTCACGAACAACACCTGCTGGAGGGCCGGAAATGAACGACTACGCTGCCACGCTGCGCAAGCACCGCCGTCTGGCGATCCTGCGGTTCTTGAAAGACAGCGCCGAATACAGCGCCAACGGGTCGATCATCCGCGACGTGCTGAACGGGGTCGGGGTCACCTCGACCAACGACCAGGTCACGACCGAACTGGTCTGGCTGCGCGAGAACGGCATGATCACACTGGACGATCTGGGGTCTGTCCTTCTGGCCACCGCGACCACGCGTGGCGTCGAGATCGCGCAAGGGGTGGCCACCCACCCCGATATCCAGCGCCCCGGCCCGAAGGTGTAATGCCATGCCGCCACCCCGCAAGGTCGACCTTCTGCCGCCCGAGTTCCGCGACTGGCTGCGCGCCGAACTGGTCCAGCGGGGCTTTGGTGATTATGAGGCCATCGCCGAGGCGCTGAACTGGAAGCTGGAGGAGGCCGGGTCCGAGCTGCGCATCCGCAAAAGTGCGCTGCATGAGTTCGGCACCGAATACCGGGAGTTCGTGCGGCTTCAGGAACAGGCAAGCGACTGGGCCAAGGAATGGCTGGGCGAGATGGGCATGGAGGATCAATCCCAGCGCCATTCGGTCCTGTTCCAGATGCTGACCACGCTGGCCTTCAAGGTCATGCAGTCCGAGATCACCAAAGACGCTGCCGAGATCGACCCGCAGGCGCTGCACTTCCTTGCCCGCATGATGAAGGACGTCATGACGTCCTCCGGGATCGTCCAGGGCATGCGCGAGAAGGAGCGCAAGGCGCAGTCCGAAAAGCTGGACGCCGCCGTGGCCTCGGGCGACATCGACGCCGAAGCCGCCGCCAAGGCCCGCCGCATCATGGGGTTTGCGTGATGCGCGTTCGACTGGATTTCGTGATCGAGGGCACAGAGGACACCTTTGGTGAAACCCTACCCGAGGCGCAGCGGGTTCTGTCCCAACACCTTCGGGCGCTGGCGGACCGGGTCCAGTCGGCCAATGCCGCTGTCGGCGCGGGCGACCTGGTCGACGATGAAACCGGCCTGCCGCTGGGCGCATATCGCTACAGCATCTTGGAGGGCTCGCGGTAATGGACGAGGGCATCGAACATCGCCGCGTCGGTCTTTGGGATGTGACCATCAATCACGACCTTGGCCTGCTGACGGTCGAACATTCCGGGCGGATCGGTTGGGAACACCTGCAAAAGATCAAGAACGAGGTCTGGGGGCCGGAGGCGCGGGCCATCGAGGTCTACCCGGCGCAGGGCGATGTGGTGAACAACGGCAACTTCCGCCACCTTTGGCGGCTGGGCGCGGGTGACTTCTGCCCGGACCTTCTGGGCTTCACGCCCAAGCGCACCCCCGGTCCCGACATGTTGCAGGAACGCTGCGCCGCCGTCTGGCGCGAAGCGGCGCAGGTGTTCGCATGACAGCGACCCCGGCACAGGTGGCGAACGATCTGGCCGCGCAGGGCCGCTGGTGGGACAAGCGCGACCGCGATGTCGCCCACGCCTGCGAGGACGGTGCGCGACTGATCCGCCGCCTGATGGCCGGGGAACACGTTGACGGACGCACGTTCTATGGGATCAAGGGGCGCATGGAGCGCCTCGAGCAGGCTTATGCGAAGCGCCAGGTGGTCAACAACCCCAGCCATTCACTTTGGCGAGGGCTGCGGCGGATCGAAGAATTGAGCCGCGCATCGGCTGGGGCCAAGCCATGAGCGTCGTCAATCCCGCCTCGCCCGTCATCCAGTTCCTGCCATACCAGAAGGCATGGATCGCCGACCAGTCGCGGTTCAAGATCGGCATGTTCGCCCGCCAGACCGGCAAGACCTTTTCGACCGGGGGCGAATGCGCCGACGACTGCTTCACCGGCTGGGCCGAGGATCGGCGTGCCCGTTGGGTGATCCTGTCGCGCGGCGAGCGGCAGGCGGCCGAGATGATGACCGAGGTCATCAAGCCGTTCACCAAGGCCTATTACGAGGTCTATAACACCCTGTTGAAAGGGGGCGAGCCGACCTTTCACGAGGGCGAGTTCCGCGCCCCGCAGGAAAAGGGGCCCGACGCCACCTACAAGATGCTCGAGGTCGCCTTCCCGAACGGCAGCCGCATCACGGCCTTGCCCGCCAACCCCGACACCGCGCGCGGTTTCAGCGCCAATGTAATCCTCGACGAATTCGCCTTTCATGCGAAGTCGCGCGAGATCTGGGCGGCGCTGTTTCCGGTGATCTCGAGAGGCGGGCAAAAGCTGCGGGTGATCAGCACGCCCAACGGCAAGGGCAACAAGTTCTACGAGCTGATGACCGCCGAGGGCAGCGTCTGGTCGCGCCATGTGGTCGACATCTACGAGGCCGTCCGCCAGGGCCTTGACCGCGACGTGGACATGCTGCGCGCGGGCATGGCCGACCCGGACGCCTGGGCACAGGAATACGAGCTGCAATGGCTGGACGAGGCCAGCGCGTGGCTGGACTACGATCTGATCAGCGCCTGCGAACACCCCGCAGCCGGTCTGCCCGGCCTTTACACGGGCGGCCCCTGCTTTGTGGGCGTCGACATCGCGGCCCGGAACGACCTGTTCGTGATCTGGGTGCTCGAGGCCGTGGGCGACGTGCTGTGGACGCGCGAGGTGATCGCCCGCCGCCGGATCAGCTTTGCCGAACAGGACCGGCTGCTGGACGAGGTGATGAACCGATACCACGTCGCCGCCCTGCGCATGGACCAGACCGGCATGGGCGAGAAGCCGGTCGAGGATGCCAAGCGCCGCCATGGCGAGGTGCGCACCCAAGGGGTGCTGTTTTCCGCCGCCGCCAAGCTGGACCTTGCCACCGGCCTGAAGGAAGGGATGCAGGATCGCCGCATCCGCCTGCCTGCGGGCGACGTGGCGCTGCGGTCTGACCTGCACGCGATCAAGAAGCAGGTGGGTGTCACGGGCGTCCCGCGCCTGATTGCCGACGGCGAGACCGATGGCCACGCCGACCGTTTCTGGGCGCTGGCGCTGGCCGCATCTGCCGGGCAGGCCCCCTATCAACCCTACGCCTATCAGGCCGTGCCCCGGCATGGGGGCGATGACTTTGACCGCGCGATCCGCACCACGGCGGGCTTTGGCGCGACGAAAGGACTGTTCTGATGCCCATCCTGGACGCCTATGGCCGCCCGATCCGCACGACCCAACTAACCGTGATGCAGGCAGAGCCGGGGATCACCGGTATCCGCCAGATATGGAACGGCTCGACCGCCTCGGGTCTGACGCCGCACCGCATGGCCGCGATCCTGCGCGCCTGTGACGAGGGCGACCTGCACGAGTTTCTGACCCTTGCCGAAGAGATGGAGGAGCGCGACCCGCACTACCTGTCCGTCCTCGGCACCCGCAAGCGGAAGATCAGCGGGATCGTCCCGCAGGTGATCCCCGGCGACGGCCCCAGCGCAGACGAAATCGCGCAGGCGGTCCGCGACGATCTGATCAACGATGACACCTTCCCCGACCTGGTCGAGGACTTGCTGGATGCGCTGGGCAAATCCTACAGCGTGGTCGAGATCGGCTGGGACACGAAAAGCCGCAAGGGACGATGGACGGTGGGCGAGTTGATCCACCGCGACCCGCGCTGGTTCACCTTTGACCGCGCCACCGGGCGACACATTCAGTTGCTGACCGATGCCGCCCCGACCGAGGGCGAGCCGCTCGAGCCGTTCAAGTTCCTGACCCACCGCGCCAAGATGAAATCCGGCCTGACCTATCGGGGTGGGCTGGCGCGCTTCGTCGCCTTCGGGTGGATGTGCAAATCCTACACCATCAAGGACTGGATGGCCTTCGTCGAAACCTATGGCCTGCCCCTGCGGCTGGGCCGCTATGGGCCGGAGGCCACCAAGGAGGACGTCCAGGCGCTGTTCCGCGCCGTGGCCAACATCGGCACCGATGCCGCCGCCGTCCTGCCGAAGTCGATGGAGATCGAGTTCGAGAACGGCCCCACCGCGACCGCCAGCGACGTGTTCGAAAAGCTGGCCCGGTTTGTGGACGAACAGACATCGAAGGTCGTTCTGGGCCAGACCATGACCTCGGACAGCGGATCATCCGAGGCGCAGGCCAAGGTCCACAACGAGGTGCGCTACGACATCGCGCAGGCGGACGCCCGGGCCGTCTCGGCAACGATCAACCGCGACCTGGTCAAACCCTATGTCGATCTGAACTGGGGGGCGCAGGCCGTCTATCCCCGCGTGGTGTTGGCGCTGGATGAACCCGAGGACGTGAAGGCCAAGGTCGAGGGCGCGGTGGCGCTGGCCGGGATCGGCGTCCGGTTCAAGGCGGGCGAGCTGCGGGCGAAGCTGGGGTTCACCGACCCGGAAGAGGGCGATGAAACCGTGGGCGGCACCCCTGCCGCGCCGCCGCCGGTGGCCACCAACCGCCAACCTGTCGCGCTGAACCGCGAAGGCCAGTCCGGCGACGCCATCGAGGACGAGATCGGCGCCGAGATGCTGGAGGACTGGCGCGAGGTGGCCGAGGGGCTGGAAGGCGCGGTGGCCGAGGCCGTCGAGGGGGCCTCCAGCTATGACGACCTGCTGGCCCGCCTGCCCGAAACCCTGCGCCGGATGCCCACGGCGCTGGTCGTTGATACGCTGGTCAAGGGCATGTTCAAGGCCCGCGCGCTGGGGGATGACCGGGATGGGTGAAGGCGAATTTTTTGAAGGGTTATCAAGTCTCGAGCTTATGGCGCCCTTCCTATTTCTACTCGCCGTGCGCCTTTGGCTTGAACGATAATGACTGACTACCCCGACCGACCCGGCTACAGTTTCGGCCCCGATGCCCCGCGCGAGGTGTCGCGCTTCCTGAAGAACAAGGGCCTGCGCCCGGCCTTTGGCTGGGAGGACGTGGAACCCGAGGAACACGCCGTCGCCTTCACCGTCGCCAAGGCGATGGAGGTCGACCTGCTGGAGGCGATGAAGACCGAGGTCCAGCGCGCGATTGACGAGGGGATCACCTTTAAGGCTTTTCAGAAGAACTGGCGCGCGAACCCGCGACTGGCGGACTGGTGGGGCCGCAAGGAGATGACCGATCCTCTGACCGGCGAGGTCACGGAGGTGCAGCTGGGCA